GCCTGATAATTACAAGGCACAGATGAATATTTATAAACTTCTATATTATATAACAACTGGAATAGAAATTGAACGTGCTTGTATTATATACATAGACAAATCATCTGCTTGGGAACGTCATAAGACTCGATGCTTCGACCTTAAGCCTATTGAAGAAATACGTAAATATGTTTTGGACAAACTATCAGTACTCGATACTACCGTACCGCCTAAGAAGGTTGTAACATTTTTATGTCCTTGGTGTAGTTACTATACCGAGTGTAATCCAAGTGGGTACTGAGGTACCTAGTGGATACTAGACAATACTATACATATATATAGGGCGTTTCATATTAGTAATATATGACTGAAAAACTATTTGTTTATGGATTACTAAAATCCTACACAATACAACAACATTTATTCCAAAGAAGCGTAAAACAGGAACCATATAGGATATTTGGTTATTCACTTTTAAAAAAATCAGTGAATGATTTATATGATAATATATATCCAGATTGTGATGCGTCAGTAAATGGTGTATTATTACACTTATCTGAACAAGATTTAGAAATGACTGACAGGTTTGAAAATGTAGTAAATGGATTGTATAAAAGAATACGATATGAAACGTTTGGATTTGAATCGTTGAATACTAAATATAGTCACAAAAATATTAGTGAAAGTCCTGAATCTATATGGGTGTATGTTCATGAGGAAACCGCAAAAGAATATAAAAATAGGTGTATTTCTTGAATGTGTTACATATAGGTGATTCAACTGGATCAGCAAGTATTACATCAAACATGTGTACTAAACTAGGACACCCTAGTATAGTACTTGTAGATGAACATGAAGATGTATGGAATCATGGTGACTATTATGGTAATATAGTCAAAGTAAAACCTAATGAAAATATAGTACAAGCCATTACAAAAATGATAGATCAGTTTGATCATATAGTATATCATGATCGTGTAGGCATGGCAAAGAAATTGGATCATTTACATAAACCGTCTTCATATATATTTAGTAATAACCTAAAACAACAGCCTAAATTATATGATACAATATACAGTCTAGAATCTATAGACAATGTATTTGTAACTACAGATGATCTAATAGATTTTGCACCACAAGCAGAGTTATTCAGAAAACCTATAGATTTGGATTTATTTAAGTTTGAAGATTGCACAAAGATATCAGGAGCATTATGTCTTACACTGGATAAATATTATAATGAAGTGTTATCAATAACTAAAGACTTTGAGATGCCAGTGCAGATAGTAGATAGAATTAACCATAAATTATCCTATGAAGATATGCCACATCTGTTAAATTCTTATAGATGTTATTATGACGTCAAGTTTCAATCAAGTGATCCCCCTATAGTGGTTCCAGAGTTATCACAGACAGCATTACAAGCATTAGCTTGTAGAACAAATGTATTTTCTAACGGAGTATTATTTACAAAGTTTCCAATGGAATATTCAGATGAAAATACCTGTAAAGAGTTTATAAGTGTTCTGGAAGAATAAGTCCTATGGGTTATGATTAATATTGGTGGTGACAAGTCTTAGCTAAGGGTAATAAGGCTAGACCTACCAAAGATACCTCAGAGATGAAGAATATACTGAGGGTTATGTGGATTTTTCAAGGATTTAGTATTAGAAAGATGACTAGAGTATTTAATGATAATCCAGAGTATGTAGCAAAATATGGTACTGTATCTGCTCCGTCTGTAGGTAACTACATAAGAGAGTTTCGTAGAGATGCAGAGAAATGGTATGATGAAGATGCAGTTGAGAAATATGCCGCAGAGTTTGTACGTAAACAGCATACCATAGACGAACAGGTGGATCGTATAGATGATGTTCAGAAACTAATAGATACTACAGATCCTAAGGAGAGAGAGTTGTTTCTAAAATTTGAGATGGCTAAACATACTTTACATCAAGATCAAATTAAAATGATGTCAGAGATTGAATTGGTACTACACATTAAACGCTTAAACAAAGAGCGTAGATTAAAAAACGAAACAATAATAGCATTACCTAATGAGAATCATGAGCAGGCAGTAGCAAAGAAGCGAGGGTATTTAAGTCTAGATAAACCAACTAAAGATGATGGAGAAGTCATAAATAATGGCAGTTGAAAAAAGTAAAGAATGTTCTATATGTGGTATAGAGATTCATGGTGAAAAACTCATGATGAAATTACACATGAAAAGACATGGTACAAAACAGGCTGATTAAATTGGATAAAAACACTAATAAAATTAAAGAATTAGATTATCATTGTAAATGTGGGGCATGGTTAATGTTAGAGAATCATATCTGGCATTGTCCAGAATGTGAATCAGAAGATATGGAGAACGATGGTTAAAGGATTTGTATCAGAAGAAACTAAACGATTCATCAATGTAGAAGGGAAAATAGTTAAAAAGAAAGTATATCCAGAATGTTTTTGGTGTTATAATCCCTTATCTGAGAATGAGTCATGTTGTTTCTGGCATTATATATTCTATCCTAATGGTGGTCCGGAAAGAGATGGCATATTTCACCCTTGTTATAAATATGAACAAGAAATATTAGAATATTTGGATCAAGGTAAATTAGATAGTGCGAAGAAGATGATATGTGTTTACAAGGCAACAGGATTAGGTCTTACAGAACTTATATTAATATGGATTCTATTTAAATCAGCCACAGATCCATTCTTCCAACAAAACGAAGATGTTGTTATATTCACCGGACCAAATATTGAACTTGCTAAGAAATTAATCGAGAGAATAAAACAGTTTGCTAATGAAAGGGTAGAGTATGAAGACCACGGTATGTATAAGATTCAAGTAGGTAAGGCAAACATACAGGTGTACCCATCAAACAATATTGATGCAGTTAGAGGTATTCCTAGAGTGTCATGTGTATTTGGAGATGAAGCTGCATTTTTTACAGGATTAAAAGATGATAAGCCAATTAGAACAGTAGGAGAAAGATACAGGGGTAAATCTGATTCATACGTTATATGGGTTAGTACGGCAGGAGATTTTGCTACTGGATTCTTCTATGAGATCAAAGAAGAACCTGAGGCATTATGTCAGTATAAACGATTTGAGATGTATGAGGAAAGGGGTTTAGAGAAAGATCCAATAACAGGTACTAGTATATTCTCAGATGATTACATTGAAGAAGCACGCAAACTACCGTCATTCCCACAAGAGTTCCAAGGTATATGGGGTGCTAACGTAGGGGATATATATTCAACAGAGGCATTAGATGAGATAACAGATATGGATTATGAAATAGATTATGAATTAGGTAGTAAGAACAGATTAGGATTCTGTGACCCGGGTTTTGGTTCTTCTCAGTTTGGTATATGTATAACAGAGATGAGAGATAATATGCCTTATGTTATTTATTCCAAATCATATAAAAGACAATCCGCAACTGCGATGATTAAGGAGTTAGGTAGGTTATCTGATTTATTTTCAGTAAGGAAGTGGGGTTGTGATAAAGCAAACCCTGAAATTATAAAAGATATGCGTGAAACTTTACACTTAAATGTTACAGGTATATCTAACAAAGAATCAGGTAGAAAAATGACCGTAGATGCATCAACTAAAGTATCAAAGAAAAGAGTAAGGATACACCCAAAATTTATTAATTTAAAGAAACAACTAATGACTATTGCGTTTGGTAAAAATGGACAACCCAATAAATCAAGAGATAATCCATTTGATGAGGGAGATGCATTTCAGGGTAATCTATATTTAAGGTTTAGTGGTTCAGGTCATTTATCTATACAATACGATTCAGAATAAAAAAAATTTTTGACACAGTAGTAAGGACTAATGACTCTGGGCATTTATCGATTCAATATGACATAGAATAGATATATACGCACCCACATTTACTCTCATCATTTCAACACCTTGTTTTACTAGATGATGTACTTGTTCATTTTGTAACATTTCAGTAGTTAATGCTTCATTATTTAAATGCATTGGAGATCTATGTATTTCATGAATACCATACTTTTCATAATGATCTAAGGTCTTAGATGATTCCATTGTTTTGAATTGCCATCTATTATTAACCATTTCCATTTCCATGAGGGATTGTGGAGTATAATATGCTAACATACTCTAGTCCTCTTTCTCCACATAAAGTAATTTAAGTGCATATTTTTGCTTACATCTTCTACAATCTTCACTAATTGGTATTTCCATACTTCTTTATATCATAACATCAATATAAATGTTATGCTAACACTTAAATTAGATGTAGAGGAATGGAATCGTGAAGATTATACTGCTTCTACAGGTAATGGTATATCATTTACAGTTTACACTGAGGAAAAAATGGTTAATGCTAAGAATTTAACTGGATATACATTAAAATTACGCTTCTATGATCAAGATAATGTAGAAATTACTAATTTTGATGCTTCTATATTAGTAGCCGCTTCAGGCACAGGGGAATTCTTACCAGCAATAGGAGAGTTAAATTTTAACTACATAGGAGAGGTAGAGTTAGAGATGACTGGAACCAATGAGATAATATCAGCCATAGGAAACAATGGATCTGCTAAGTTACGTGTAAGATAATACTTCTGTTTATTAACTAAAACACATAAAAGTTTATATTGTTCGATAAAATCGCCATTAATCCAATAGAATCAACTGGAAATGCTATTGTGGTAGAAGAAGGTATTAAAAGTGAGGTTAATTTTCATGAATGGAGTGAAGGAACCAAGCCAGAAGTATCATTTGCCAAGATATTTTACTTAAATGATCACGATTCTAGACTATATTTAGCATCTGATACCTATGTTCAGTTGATTTTAGGTAGTGGAATGGTAATTTCAGGTAAAAATCAAAAGGCTGTGACCGCGCTCAATAAATGGGTACAAGACAATTATATTGAGGAAAAATTGGAAGATGGGTGTCATTCTTATGTAATTGTGGGTAATGTTTGTTATGAATTAATTAGAAAGGGTAAAAAGGTTGTAGATATTGATGAGATTGATATGACAACTCTAATAGGTGCCAAAAGAGATAAAACTGGACGTATTCATTCATATACACAACATGTTAATGATAAAGATATAGAATTAGATGCTAAAGATGTTGCACATCTTAGATTTACTTCAAGAAGACAAGAGATGTGGGGTAGAGCATTAGCACAAAGTATTGTAACACCTAAATCAGTTAATGGTAAACTAATAGAGTCATCAGTAGAGGAGATGTGGAAAATAGAAGACTCTATGGTAAAGATATTCAAGTCTTATGCTTCTCCAATGATGATGATTCAGTTTGAAGACGTAGGAGAAGATTTTATTGAAGATAAACAACAAGAGTTTAAGAAAATGGGTGCTGGTGCAAAGATTATTACTGATAAGGCATTTAAAGCAGAGGTGTTTGAGGTTAATCCCGCATCTAAATTCGATAAATATATTGAACACATGGAAAAAGATGTTATAGAGGCTGGTACACAATTTGCATCACAAATTTTAACTGCTGGATTCACAGCAAGAGCCTCATCAGAGTCAGCAAGTGATATTATTAAATTAAAGATTAAACGTATTCAACGTAGATTCGGTTTAGGTCTTAAAAAAGAGATATTTGATAAAGTATTAGAAGGATTAGGTTTTAATCCTAAAATTGTAGATATTAAAGTAGACTTTCAATTTGATTCTGAATCTGTTTTATCCATACAAGATGTTACAGCATTATTTGAGAAAGGAACAATCAGAAGATCAGAAGTTAGAAATTATCTAGCAGAAAATACAGATGTCAAGATTGATATGACTGATATGGACGATACATTACCTATTACATCAGTAACACCTACTGATAAGATGGGTGGACAGAATAAAGAACCTGAACAGCCAGAGGAATCATCTCAAGAAATGAAAAATACATCTTATGATGAAGAAAGAAATAAAGTATTACAGGAGATATTGAGTGACGTTAAAATGACCAAAAAAGAGATAAGATTAAAATTACAAGAACAAGTAGAGATTAAAGAAAAACGTGAGTTTATAAAGGTTAGTGAAGAAACAGCCATAAGGAATAAAAAAATGAAAATATTAGATAAACTTAGTGATACATTGGGAGATAAAAATTGATTAGATTTTATAAAGAGGGTGTGGAAATAGATTTAGTTAATCTGGGAACCACCGAACTTGGTACAACCAATAGATTAGAATTAGTAATAAAAAATGATTATACTGATAAAGTAGAATTATTAGAGGGATCTGTAGAAGATTCTGGATTAAAGATTGTAGAGTTTACTAAAAAACTGGGAGTCAAAGAAGAAGGCAAACTAGTTTTAGAATTCTCTCCAAGCAAAGACCGTACTGAATCTCTTAAAGACTCTAAGATTAAATTCAGGGTGGTTATTGGTTAATGGCAATTACACATAGTACTGTAGCTACCGCAACAGACGAAGTTGGTGCAGAAGTAAACAAAGCAGAATGGAATGACGATCACGTTATTGATGACGGTACACTATCAATAGCAAAGACAACTGGATTACAAACTGCATTAAATCTCAAATCACCAATAGCTAGTCCTACTTTTACTGGAACCGTTGTATTACCTAACGTGCCTGCAATAGTAACAACTCAATTAAATTTAAAATCACCTTTATCTTCTCCTACTTTTACTGGAACCGTTGTATTACCTAACGTGCCTGCAATAGTAACAACTCAATTAAATTTAAAAGCACCTTTATCTTCTCCTACTCTTGTAACACCTAACATTGGTACACCGTCTGCTGGTACATTAACTAACTGTACTGGATTACCCCTAGCTGGATTAACTACAGCCGCTAAAACAGAGTCTATTATTATAGCCGCAGGAGATGAAACAACTGCAATAGATGTTGCTACTGGAAAAGTAGAATTTCAAATGCCTTATGCTTTTACATTAACATCAGTAAGAGCAACTGTAACCACAGCCCCTACTACATCAGGAACATTAACAGTAGATATTAATGAGGGTGGTACAACCATATTATCCACAAAACTCACTATAGATACCACTGAGAAGACATCAACTACTGCCGCAACTGCACCCGTAATATCAGATACAGCACTTGCTGACAGTGCAGTAATTACAATAGATGTAGATGCAATTAGTGGTGGTGCATCAGAAGCAGGATTAAAGGTATATCTGATAGGTTATCAAGTATAATGCCTTCTATATTTAATGCTACTCTTTTTAACAAGGCTATATTCAATACAAGATTCATAGCTGCTACTGGATACACTAAAAGAAAATTTAAAAGATTACCTAAACAATTATTATCAGCACAAACAACATTAAAGGTATCATCAAAATTAATGAAACCTGTGAGTCTAAAATTTGAAAGTAAGATATTAACTGAATTACAGTCAACTATAGAATCTAAAATACTAACTAATCGAGATATAGATACAATATCTAAAATTATGAGTGAAGTATATAAACCTATAGGTTCATTAATATCTAAAGATGTGGATATAACTGTAAAAGGTAACATTAATGTCATGGAGTTAAATAGTAACAAGATGATAAAATACAATACTATACAGAATATCCTATCTCTTATAGATTAATCTATTACTTCTATTTATTACATAGTTTAATATAAATCATGTTGAAAGTAGAGGGTACTCTAGCCATGCCTAGAAAATCACTTAATGGTAATTTTTATTTTGCATCAGAATTAGCAAAAGGACATAATAAAGTTGTACCTTTACGTTTAAATCATGATTCATCAGAGTTAGGTGTGATTGGAGAATCCAAATTAATTTGGGACGAAGAAAAAGAACATCTTAATTATATTGCTACACTTAATAATACAAAGGTTGAATCTGAGGTACAAGCACTTATAGACTCAGGCAAAGATGTTAATGTTTCTCTTGGTTTATCTGCAAATGGTGAACAAGAAGTATGTCATAATGATGGTGGTGATTGTATGACAGCCCCTTTAGATGTTTCCTTTAATGAGATGAGTATATTGTTAGGCGAGAATCCCGGAATCCCAGAAGTTAGTTTAACTTTAACTGAATCTAAATGTGGTAAACAATTAGTAGAGTTATATGGCTATATAAATACTTCTCATAGTGAAGGAGTTCCTGAAATTAAAGTAATGACAAGTGATAAAACCGAACAAGAACTTAATGCCGAATTTGATGCAAAAGTAGATGCCGCAGTTTCAGCACGTTTGGACGCACATCTTAAAAAACAAGAGGAAGATGCAGTTGTGAAAGCAGAAGCAGAACCCCCATTTCCACCAAAAAAGTGTGCAGACGACGACTTAAAATGTAAAGCAGATGCTAAAAAAGCACAAGAAGCAGAAGATCTTGCAAAACAAGAAGCACTTGAAAAATCTATAGCAGATTTAGTCGAAAAAAGAGTAGCCGAGGAAACAGCAAAAATTCAAACCGAATTAACTGCAACCGAAGCTAAGAAATCTGAGATTACCGAAAGTACCTCTCCTAAACAATGGGAAGAAGCACAAGTAGATAGTCAAGTCGCTTTAATGGAAAAAGTACTCGCAGGAGAACAAGTATCTATTAAAATCGATAAAGAAGAATTCTTAGAAAAACACTCTGTATTTAAACCAAGTCAATTCTCAGAAGCAGTTACCACAAGTGGTACAATTCCGGGAGTAGATGTTGGACAACAAATTGTAATCCTTCCGGGTGGAATTTTAGTTAAAACCATTCGTCCTTGGGTACAAGTTAAAGTTATCCCACAAGGTCATGATACAGTAAGATTTTATACCCTTGACATACCAGCTTTCGGTACAATTACCGAGCATGTCTCCTCAGATATTACACCAGCAACCCACGCTTTGACCGCAATCGAAGTCTCTGCTAACACAGTTAGAGGCTTTAGACAAAACGTCTTAAAAGCAGAAGTTGAGAAATATCCAAAAGACTTACTCGAGAAAATCCGAGAAACTGCAAGAACAAGAGCATTAGAAGATGAAGTTACTATAACATTGTCTACTATTGCCGCAAGCACATCAGTTGACTTTGGTGCAAACCACTTAAACGCAAATGATGGCGCATTGGTCGCTGACAACGCCGCTGAAGACGCTACTGGCGTTCTTAAAGCCGCTGGAATTGAAGCCGCAAAAGTTAGACTTCAAGGTCAAGGTCACGATCCAGATAATGGTTCAGCAGTAATTGCTTTGACACCAAAAGCACAAAAAGAGTTAATACAAGATACAGTTATCACTAACTTTATCCAAAACTCCAGCCCAGAAATTAGTAGACAAGGTAGAATATCCTTATACTTTGGTATTGAGATATTTGTAACAAACTCTATTAAAACTGACTTGAATAATTCCGCAAGGAATATTTGTTTCATGAAGGGTAAAGCATTTGGTCTAGCAGTAGGTAGAGAAATCGAACTAGAATTTGGTAAAAACATTGTAAGACAATCAGTTGACATTGTTGCAACACACAGAGTCAATGCAGTAGTCTTAGATGCAACAGCCTATGTAATTCTTTCAAGTAAGAACGATTAGACACACTAATCAAATCCATTTTTTTATTTTTTATATTAAATAATATAATTTAGTCGTATATTAAAAAAATTTTTTTTATGAGAGAGCAGTATGGAGATAGAATACTTTATATAGAACAGTTTATATATGAGTAATTATGGACGAAGATAAATTTCATGATTTAATTATGAAGGAATTAGTACGGATTCATGAAAAATTAGACGTACAACATGAACGTATTGATGCAATAGCACAAGAACTTGTACGTATAGATACAGAACGTAAGACCAAGAGTGTTATACTAGACGGTATTGATGATGACTCAAAATTTGGCTGGGAAAGAGTAATTGGTGTATTAGGTATAATAGGATTAGCCACAGGTTTAATTATAGGATTTATATAGGTGTATATCATCTAATAATTATGAGTCTAAAAATAGCAGACGACACTATTGGCAAAATACAAATAGTACTAGTCTCACTCTTAGTCTTTGGCTCAGTTGGCTACGTGGCTTTAGGGGCATATTCTTATGGATTCGAGTCTACTGAGGGCAAAGAACTATGGCAAGACGTCAAATTAATAGTAATAGCTGGTGCATTAGCTGCATTTGCATTATTAGGATTAGGCAGACGAGTATCTTCTGAAAAGATATAGATATAACTGTTTATATACCTCATCTTCTATTTTATTTTATGGTACAATTAACTGTAGCACAGATCAATAAAGAACTCAATTATCTTGAGGTTAATTATCAAAGATTAACTATCAAAACTATAGAATATCTATCAGAGAAGAAGAAACTTGAAGATCAAAAGAAGAAACTACTCAAACTAGATGATAAAGAGTTATCCATTATTGAGACTAAGAAAAAACCATATAAAACTTCTACCTTGAGGAATAAGTTCTCTAAATTGAATGGTAACAGAATTCAAGAAAATGGTAGAGTTATAGTTGGTGAAGATAATGACGACTATGCAGGGTAATACCTTGTATTTTTTTATTAAACAGAGGTATATATAATGGATATATCATTTAATGGATTCAATAATGTTGGCTGGTTAGAAAGACGACGTTATACTAAGATCTTCTATAAGTGGTTAGAAGATCACGTATCAGCCATAGAGAATGAGATTACTAGAGCATATACTTTAAACAGAATTAAACAATTCAAAGTTAGATTCTTCCCTACAACAATGTATAAGAAAATGTATGGAGAATATAATTGGCGTACTGGAGATACAGGTAATTTATCTGATTTTATACCACATGAAAAAGTGGGACAGTTTGTTATTGATTTATTCATTCTAGATAATAAAGATGATATGAGATTCGCATCTAACTTAATTATGATGAGTCATGGATTAGGTCATGTATTATTATACTCTTATGATCACAAAAAAAGAATAGCATTGACAGTTGATGATGCTTCTGGAAATAAGAAAGGTGATATCTTAAATTGGCATACAGCCGCAGTTCATAACCGCACAGAGGCTATGGATAAGACTGTTCAGAAACTTAATGATAGGGAGATAGATAATCAGATATATTATTTACAAACGTGGAGATTTCTTAAATTTAGATGGCGTAAAGTTATATATAGAATGTATGATTTTCGTGATGATTTAAATTAATTTTACTTCTATTTATTACATAATATAATATAATATCATGGTTTATGGTACTGCTTCTACAGTAGAAACTTTGGTTTATGGTACTGCAAAAGCAGTTACACCCGCAGGCGTAACCTCAGCATTACAATCAGCAACAGATTTTATTAATGGTAAACTTAATATACGAGCAGAATTAACAGGAGATGATGAACCTGTACAGTTTGAGAGTATAGCAAATCAGTTAGCCGCAGGCATTTTACAGGAACAAAGAGATCCTAGAGCTGAATCACAACGTACTATAATGGGTAAACAAATGCTAGATGATTACATGGATCAGTCAACTTCAACAACAAGAGGCGAATCTTATCATATTAGATTTGTATCACAAGATTGACCGTTACTGTTAGGCATTTAGTTGGAACCAAAGAACCTTTAGATATTACTATAGCTGCACATATTACTGATAACTGGAACAGTTCTAACACCTCATCAGTAGTGCCTGTAGTAGAACCTTTATCTTATATACCAAGTATGAATGTAGAGGAAGATTTTCAAACTAATCCTAACATTATAAAGACTTCTATAATATCCACAAATAGATTGATTGAAGACGAACCATTAGGAGATGATTCTCATTATTATTCAACTGAAATAGTTATAGATGTATGGGCTGAAACACCCACCCAATTAATGTTATTTCAAGATGAAGTGA